CTTTTTTTAATTGCAATATCATTTAATTTATTGTCTATAAATTCGTAAAAAGGACCTAACTCACTTTTACTCCATTTTTTTAAACCTATTTCAATTGGACCACTATATTCACCAGCGGTAATACTTGTGCTTGCTTCAGTTATTTCAACCCATTCATTTACGGGAACTATTTTTAATTTTTTTCCTGGCGTAGGATTAATACTATTACCATCATCATCACTAAATGTTGAACTTGGGTGTTTTTTAATATAATTTGTGACTTTTTTTGCTTTAGATTCTATTTTTTTAATTTGTTTTTTTGTTTCATCCATTGACCCATCATAACTATCAAATTCTAACATAGGACTATCGTATTTTGATACTGACATTGTGAATGGTCCGTTTTGAGAATTTTTAAACTTTCTAACACCTAATTGTAGTGGTGCAATATATGAACCTCTACTACCACCACTATCTGAAGTTGCTTCAGATAAAATTTTCTTTATTATTTGATTTAAATCCATAATTTGTCTACTATTAATAAATATCAACACAACACAAAATGGAAGAACAAGAAAATGAATTATTTGGTAACCTGTTTGGTACCATCAATTTACTAAGTGAAGAACATTTAGATGCAATTCTTATATCTATGAATAAAGATCATGCCTTATATTATTTAATTGAGTCAGTTAAAGCATCACATAAACGTGGGGCATTTACAATTGGTGAATCTGAAGTTATATCAAAAGCAATTAGAGTGTTGTCAAAATTAGAAGATACAACAAAATAATTTCTATTTTATCTTATCACTCGTCTAATAGTACCATCCGTATAAATTTCAATAACAATTCCTGTGGTATTTGGGCCAACTTCTTGTCCCGCAGCATTAATCGTTTTGGCAATTATTTTAATGGTATCTCTATTGTTAATTGCTATTGGTCCAAATACCTCATTGACACCATCAATATCGTATTGATGTAATCTATAGTAGTTAATAACTTGATTTATATCTTTATCTTCTAAACTATAGTCTATTTTTTGGGTTGAGTTACCAACAGATTGTACTTGTCCGATACCTCCCCATTTAAAACCATCTTCACTTTTTTCAATAATAAAGTGACTACTATTGTGTTCAGACGCTGTTGACCAATATATTAGATTTGAGTTAGTTTGTTTCTTGCCCTCAAATGATAACAATTCAATAGGTAATGCCGACATTCTAGTTACAGAAACATCCCTACATACACTTACTGTTCCACATAATGAATTTGTATTAACGTGTATGTATAAGGTATTATTGTTTGTTGGGGTAAAAGACAATGGTGATAGACCTACGGCAACAACAGAACCATTAGATGTACCACTCCTTATTGTTATCCAATCAGTTGCAACCGTAGTCATTGCAATATATGGTGTTCCTACCACGGCACCGCTCCAAACTGAATATTCACCAGCAAATTGACACGCCACGGTAGTGTATGATATTCCACCAAATACAGGTAAGTTTTGTGACCCATATGCCATGGTATTGGTGCAAGGTCCTGGTGTTGGAGGTGCGAAGCAAGTTAAATTGATAGAAAAACTACTACTTGTACTATACCCATGGACTAGTATATAGTAATTTGTTCCAACCGCAGAAGACCATGAAAATGATGCGGATGAACTACCACAAGCGGGACCAAAATCATCATTACCTCCCACACAGGTTAGACTTCCACACCCAACTCCTGAAAATACAGATATTTTACTATCCCATGCCGTAGCACAAAGATTTGCCGTCATAATTTGTCCGTTTCCTGGAATAACATACCAAACACCGGGTTGTGTTTGACTCACAGAACAAAATCCACCTTCACCCGTTCCAGAGTTGGTTGCATTTATAGTAGTTCCTGATAGTGTTTGACCACAAGTAATAGATGTTGAATTACAAACCAAATCATTTGCTGGAGCAGTTGGTGCTACGCAACTTAGACAAGTAATATAAGATGTCCCACAACTCATAGCGGTACCACAAGTATTATTTGTGTTGTAATGAACGAAATACGTTCCTGAGGATGGACATACCCAATTTAGTGGAGCATTTCCACTAGCTATTACCGTACCATTAAATGTTCCTGATCTAACCGTTATGAATCCACCTAAATTGTAAGCTGATTGATATGTACGTCCTACAATACAAGAATAGATCGTATTATACTCTGTTTGGTATTGACAATAATTAATAACTAATGATGTTGGTGTTGTTGGTGCCGTTGCCGATCCGTATGATGTGGTATTAATACATGGACCTACAGCGGCTCCTGCACAACTTGCTAATACGGTTTGCCCTCCAGCTGTTGCAGATCCTGCAACCGGTTGAATAGTATTGATTATGGTAGTTCCTGCACCATTGATAACTCGTATACGCATTTCACTAGGATAAAGTCCTGCAGTGGTTCGGAATACTCTAATTGTTGAACCTACTGCCGCAGAAAATAAAGAAGAAGTTGGTCCGTACCCCGCACAACTTAAATTAGATAAAACGGTTACACCATTAACGGAAACAGATACCGCACCTCCATTCCAACCATCTCCCCATGTGTCAGTTCGTTGTATGGTGTGCAAACATGATTGAGAAAATCCATAATAGGTTAGTAAACTAAATAGAAATAAAAGTAACTTTTTCATAGCATTGTAAATAATATTAATTTATTTACTCACTTGAAGAATCTTTTAAGAAACCCCCATCTTCCATGGGCCGGTCGAGACGTATATAAATATATAGACACCACAAAACTATTAAAGGTAATTACGGTATGGATTAATATTTATGGTGTTTTAATTATTATTGGCATAAAAAAAGGAGACAATTACTTGTCTCCTTTCTCTTATTCGGTATTTAATTGATTATCTCAATTCTCTTAAATCGAATGTTCTAACGCCATCTACGGTAATTCTTCCGTAAAATCTGTTGTTGACCATCTTTTTTGCGTATCTCGTCATTATTCCTTTGATCGGAGTAAAGTTGAACGGATTGTACATTGTAGGTGTTAATTGTAATGGTACATACGGTGCGTAGATGTAACCTGTGTCTAACAATGATGTTCCTTTGTGTCCTACTAACACTGTGTTAGCTGGAAAGTAAGGGTCACGGTAAACTTGGTAACGTCCTGCAAGAGTACCTACTCTTTCAATACCCATGTTATACTGATCTTGTTCAGGAGATGCGTTAGATACGTGGAAGTATTCTAAGTCATCAAAGATAGCTGAAATCTCAGAAGAAACTACGATCCAGTTAGCTCCACCTCTCAATGTAGATTTGTGGATTTGTGCTGACAATTGGTTAATCGCAGTAATCAAAGTTTGATTCCAATCTTTTTGAGTGTAAGATGTAGTTAAAGACAATCTTCTCCATCCGTTGTAATCCCAACGTAAGTTCCAAGCCGCTCCTTTTCTCAAGTCACGTAAGATCTCACGGTCAATCTCAGCTGCAACTTGCTCAGATAACAATGCAGTTAACTCAGCTTCAGCGTCGATGTTATGGAATGCAGCAACGTCTTGAGCTAACTCAGGAGACCATTGTGCTCTTAGTTTTCTTTCAGTTACAGAAACAGTTACTGATTCTAAATCAAAAGAAACCTCACCGATTTTATCTTCAAACTCTAAGTTTTTGTATCTTCTGTAAACCGCAGTAAATGAATCACCTGAAGCGATCGCACTTAAAGTAGTTCCTGTGTATCCGTCTAATGTAGTACCACAAGTAGCACATACAGGACAAGATAAATCAACTTCTAAATAGATACAACCTTCTTCGTCACAGATATCGTAGTAAGAACCACCGTTTCCTGTAGTAGCAAATGTCGTTCCTTGTTGTTTACCATATTTAACGATTCCTTTACCGTAGATTTGAGTAACAACTCTGAACAATAATGGACCAGTCCCTACTTCACAAGGTGAACCTTCCGCCACAGTTAAACCTGAATCAGCAATAATTTTAAGGTCAGATAAGAAAGTTTCAGTATCCATCTCGTTACCATCAGGTCCGATTAATTTACCTTGACCACTTTGATTAAAGTCACACATTTTGATAATAACTTTTCTTGTTCCTGTTGTTGCAGTATACAATGCGTTATTATTACCTGCGTTATCTAAAATACTACCGTTCCAAACTTGTACAGTTGTATTTGCGGTAACTGCAGTCCATTGACCTTTAGAGTAATCAAACAATCCTGGAGGATCTAAACCTGCTTCACCACCTTCGTAGAATAAATCGTAAAGGTTTTTAGCGTAAGCGTTACCTGTTGATCCACCTGGGTATCCTGCGTTTTGATCTACAGTTGGTCCGTTTGGTGCTCCAATTGGTCCAAAGTGTGTTCCACCATTTGCATCAGATGCACTTGTGTATCCTTGGATACGAGGTACAAAGAAGAACAATTTACCGATTGGTAAGTTCATTGCTTGTACAGAAACGATATCGTTAGCCAACAATTTAGAGAAAACTCTTCTTACGATAGGGAAAACAACTGTTTCGAATGCTCCGTTAGAACCTTCAGAAGTTGCTTCGTTAATCAAGAAAGAAGCTTGGTTTTCATATAACTGTGCTACGTTTTCTTTTAGGTGGCCTTTAAGGCCTTCAAGGAATCCTAATTTATCCCATTTGTTAATAGTATCTTCTTTGATAACTTTAAGGTGTTTTAACCCAATGTTACCAACAAGACCTGATTCTAATAATGCTCCCATTTTTTTTTGGTTTTTTATTTTAGTTTATTTATTTTTTATTTTATTTTATTTTTCCCATTAAATCTTTCATTCTCAAGAACTGAGGATTCTCATAAGTTTTAGATTCAATCAAATTAACGGCTGATCCTGATACAGGAGTTTTAGTAACCGATTTTTCGAATGACTCATTAATAGAGTTTTCCTTAGTTTTTTCAGATGAGAATTCATCTTTTAATGACTTATAAAGACTTTTGGATTCTTTAAGTGTTTCAACATTGTCGAATCTTCTAAGTATATTTATTTTCTCTTGTTTTGTTGTTGAATGTTCTGTAAACAGTCTAGTTGCGTAAGCCAAATTAGAGTTAAAGATTGCTACTTCATTTAATTTAGTTCTAAAAAGATTCAAAGCTTTTCTGTACTCTTCATTTTTAGACTTTAGTAATTCTACTTCATTTTCACTAATGTGTCGAGGAGCTGCTTTTGGTTTTGGTAATCCATTTCTACCAAATTTTCTACCTGCACCTAATGTACGTGAAGCTTCTGTAGTTTCTCTTCTCTTTTTAATTGGTCTGTATTCACCATCTAAATTTTCTCCATCTTTATAAGAGAATTTTTTAGCACTTCCTGTATTGAT